TGGGGAATAGTAGTAAGTATCCATTGTGTATGCTCATATGTAGAATGAATTGGAGTAAAAAAAGTACGCACTCTTCTACTTCCAGCATCTATATAGATAACCCATCCACGCCTACCCGGAGCTGTCCCCTGAGACGTTCCTGCAACAATAAACTTTCTGTTATTGCCACAATTGGGATTATTAGCTGGAGGCATATAAAAGTTGCATATCGCACCTCCTAACCAATCTGTAACTTCAAATGGACTACCGCCGGGATAATCACGCCATGCCTGTAAAGAATCTGCACCATTAGATATATTGTCTCTTATATGCATTAGCATGGGTTGTTGTGCTACGCCAGTAGCGTCAATAGGAATGTTGAATGTTGCCCAGTTAACTATCCAATAAGCCTTAGCGTCAGAAGCGGTTGTATCTTGAAAAACTGGACCATAATAATATGTTGCACCAGCGTCCTCTTCTTCTGTGAATTGTTTAGCCTCCCCAAGCTGAGCTGTAAACATAACAGTAGGATTAATAGTGGTGGTTGCCGTTCCATCATGGCACCCAAAAACTAAATTACAGTCTGCTACATATTTCCACTCATTATCCATTCCATTTCCAGCTTCAACCTCATGTGCAGAATTATACTCTACCTCATCCTTCTTTAAATAAACAAAACTACCTGCTGCTCCATCCTCGCCTTCATAACTTATCTTAGGAGATATTGGTGTATACTCATCAGAATCAATTTCATCCCCATTTGTAAGGGCATCGACATTTGCATATTTAAATAAGGGATAAGTCAAAGTACCCGTTGCGCTATCTGTGCTAGTAGAAACAACCAAAACGAAGTCACCACCCGAATAGTGCGATGTAGCGTTATACTGAGTAGGTACTATTAAAAAATCTGTAAATCTTCTCATACCCTGTTGCTCAGGCGCCACTAAATGAATAGTCTTATCTTTGTTGGCATCTTCACCTTCAACAGTGCCTGCATTCATACTCCAATATTCTATACTATTTATGTAGTTCTTCCCAGATATATGTTGTCCTGCACATAGTACCGCTACTCCCTTCAATTCTCCTTGAACTGTAGTAATATCAGTATTTCGTTGAGCATAGTCAGGTCTTATACGCAATGGTTTACTCAAACATTCAAACCTAAAAAGCTTATCATCATCTATATTCATTATATATAGATAATTGTCCTCATCTTTTATACCGACTATTAATTTAGCTGCACCGCCTCCTACTCCGCCACTTTCCATTACAACAAAATCAGAGAAAGCATCTGCTTCTATAGCATCCGCAGCTTCAATAGAATCCATCGCTTCTTGAACAACAAATTCTGGTTCAGCAATACTACCGTTTAAACCATGATGTTTTACATAGCCACACCACTTTGGATTATTATTTCTACCAGTGGCTACGTATAATTCCTTATTCTTATTTTGAATATCAATACTATCAGAAGAACCAATATTGAATCTTATATCAGACTTCTTTGGCGTTTCTGATTCATAATCTTCTATAATGCCAACATCTCCAGAACTCTTGCTGATAACAATAATATCCTTTCTGTCTGCGTGTTCAATAATACCCATATCAGTAAAGGCAGACGTGGTTTCAGAAACCTTTAGATTTGCATATGCGGTAAATGTCCAAATATCTCCATTGTTATAATCAGCTTTAGCGCTTGCAGTTAATTCTATTTGAACCCCCACTAAGCCAAGGGTAATTGGTGTATCTAAAGAATATGAACTAACATTTGTAACAGAACTATATACACCACCAGCAGGTTTTGACTTCCATTGAAAGGTAGTGCCATCTGCAGCTGTTATCTTTACAAAGAAGTCAGTATCTATAACGCCAGTAAATGTACCGACTACTCTAAGTTTGTCTTCATTATAATTAGGCATTAGCTCTCCGGGTGTCCAGACGTACCGCCACCAGTGCTTCCTTGCTTATAAGATGGAGCGCTATAATGAAGGGAAGAAAAACCATTACCCTTTAATAATAAGTCATCAGGTATGCCTCTAAGCTCACCCTTGCCAAGTGAATCAAGGTTTAAAGCATCAGTAGCGGCATTATCTGGTATATCTCTATCATCAGTAGGATGTGCTACTATCCCAAAATTAAAGTTCCTTATTTCAAAATTCTGTTTAGGCATTTCCGTTTATAACCTTTCCCCACAAAGAGGTGACACCATCAATAATATTAACAATATGTACAGTGAAATTTCCCGATTGAAAGTAGTCAACAACTGCAAAGGCATGTGCCCAATTACTTTTTCTTCTACCCATAAAATTATTCGCCTCATGCGACATATCCTTTAAGCATCCAATTGACCACGCAGATTTCGGTCCATCCATCTGTGTCGCAGTGGTTTGCTGAAGGTCGTGATGGTGACCATACATAACGTTGCATCCAAGCCGCAATAAGTGATTGCGAGTATGCTGTATCCCAGCGTAGTGGTTCCCGTGATAATACCATAACTTACCTATCTTAACATACTCTCCATTTGGGTGGTATTCATATCCACGTTGTTCAAGAAGTAAAGCGTCTTTAACTCGTAGCCCCTGTAAATAGGGGTTTTCCTCAGAAAAACTGTTGAGCCACATTTCATGGTTTCCCTCACAAAAGTGTCTTTCTTTAACTCTGGCTTTGTCAAGGGCTCTATCAATATGGTCCATTCCTTCATTAATATGTCCTAAGTCCTCATAAACCTTTGGGAGTTGGTACTCAAGCGGTGGTCTCCTTTTTCGTTTCCACTGCCAATGGGACACCGACTCGAATTCTCCAACATCCCCAAGGTCGATATAGAAATCTGGTTTAATAATCTTAATTGCCTCGCATACAACATTGATTGCTGCTTGGTCGTGCAAGGGGAAATGCTTATCTGGTGTAATGATTCCACGCTTAGTTACTCCAACATCTAATTTGGTACTTGCTCCCATATTCTATCCAATCCTTCTAAGTCAACATATAAGTCTACTGTCTTGTCCAAGTGTCTAACAGTCGTCTTCTTAGTAAATCGCAACATTCTTTCACCACAGTGGCTACACTCCCAAAATAATGGACCATCATACGCAGCGAGTATTTCAATACCCTGCACACTCCCACCAGTGCAACAATAAGGGCACTTTTCTGGTGGGCGTTCTCTCCATCTCTTGGTACCCTTTATTGACAATCCGTCAAATAGGTTTATACCTGTTGGCTCCTTCTGTACCATCCGTACCAATATTTCTCCATCTTCGGTTTTCTTTTTACTAAGTCAGCATAATACTTTACTCTATAACTGCGTAACCTGTCTGGTTCCAGACCAGATTTCTCAGCCATTGCTATTGTATTTGGTCCAATACGACCATCAACAACAGTAAACCATCCTTTTGCTGAAACAGCTTCCTGTAATATTTTAACAGCTCTGCTTCTACCCATATTAACAACCATATCAAAGTAGATAAGTTGCAAATTATTAGGTATGTGGCTCACACGAGCCTTTACCCAGTAGTCATTAAAATATATTTCAGCTGCATCGTCCTGAGTAAGGCTTTTTATATCTAAGTCAGGATACGACCTTTTAGAGATTCCCATATTAGTTTCTCCTCCGGGGTCATTCATATCGTTTACATAACCACCTTCGTGCTTCAATACAACTGAAACTGCTTCGGTAAAGTCCAAATTAATCTTTTCCTTTGAACATTCCGGCAAGTATATCAGTAACAACATCAACAACCTTTTCAAAGAATATTTGCTCCTTATCTTCCGATACGAAGGGAATATCAATCTTCTTATTAATTGCAGTTGCAATCTTTTCTGACATCTCATCAGAGGCAAGCTTACTCATCATATCGTCCTTCATCTGGTCTGCTTGCGACTCTGCCATCTCAATAAACATCTTTTTAATATCCATTTATGAGTCCTTTCTTATTTTAATTATTTTATATCCAAGGTAGATTATTGTCATAATAGCTACCATACACTGTAAAGCAAGACTCACCTCTGTTAGCGACAAGCCATAATTAGCCAAGCTAACACATGCAACCTTCAAACTATCCATCTTATTTGTACCCATTTATTCTTGATACCGAACCCTTGACTTCCATCAAAACATCCGAAATATCGTTCATCTCTTTCAACATATTTTCGTGCCTTCTGTCACGTGTTTCATCAGAGCGATTCCACCGTTCAATCAACTTAATAATCATACCTTCCATGTTTTCCATAGTTTCAGACTGACCTTTATTTTCAATCATAAGGTCTTCTATATCATCAGCCTGTTTATGGGAAGTTTTGATATTGTTATATACCATGTACACGCACATTGCGCCAACAATGCCAACCATTCCTGTCTGGCTGTATATTTCAAGAAATTCCGTCATTTAGTCCTGCCATAGCTAAGCGACACCTCTGGATTACTTTTCAGCAATAAGCCATTCAAGAGACATCATGTCCCGAGCCGTCAGGTTTGCACCATTCAGTTCAGTAACTTTTATCTTCCGCACTTTGACGTCTACCTTTTCCTCTAGCATAGCAATGAGTTCCGTTTGGAACTTTTCTGCTGTACCATTAGCAAAGCTGTATTGAACCTGCCCATTCTCATCGTCTGACTCAACTTTTTCGCCAAACTGTTCGAGCAGTTCGCCACGAACCTTTTCGTATGTTTCAAAGTGCGGAGCAAGCTCTTTACTCAATTTACCTAACCTAAAAGCAGTTCTTGCTTTCAGAG